TATACTAAATCTATAGTAGATTCTAATTGTGATACAGGGTTTTCAATCCAATATTTTACTACATTAACTAAATCTTTTATATAAAAATAATCAAAAAATCTATCTTGGTGAATTGTAATAGGTTCTCCTTTTTTACAATGTAAAATACTATTTTTAATAAACCTACCGTCTTGTTCATCTGTCCCAAACACACCATATATTCTAAAATTATAACAATCTTCAATAGAATTTTCTATTATTCTAGAAATTATATTTTTAGACATACCATAATAATCTATAGGATAGCTATCTAATAAAGAATTAGTAGTACTACTTACTTCAGTTCTTCTATCAAATTCAGCTCCAGAAGCAAAATTAATTAAATATCTAAATCTATCTCTATTTTTAAGTAAATTATAAAATATTTTTAAATTATCATAAGTAACATAAGGTGAATCTTCTTTATTTCTTCTACCTCCCTTTATAGCACAATGTATAACAAAATCAAAATGTTTATTACGTAAATATTTGTCAACACTATCTGATTTGGTTAAATCTAATTCGGATGATGATGGAGCAAATATTTGGTGGTTTTCTTTTAATGATTTAATTAAATTTCTACCTATAAAACCATTACCACCTGTAATTAATATTTTCATTGTTTAAGGTTTTGGGCTACTTCTAAAATTAAATCTTCTTGACCAGCAACTAATTTTCTATTGCCTAATTCAAAAATTAAAGAGGAATATTCAATACCATTTAATTGGGAGGCTTTGATTATAGGCTTTTCAAAACCAGAAAATAATTTATTTAATCCCGTTAATATATTAACTGGTGCAGATACAGGTACTTTAGGAACTAAATAATCAAGTACATTATCTGCTTCTTTTATTATTTGTTTGAAATTAATATCAACTGAATATCCATATTTATCTAATACTGGAAGTAATATTTCTAATGGGGCATTACCAGCTCCAGCTCCAAATCCTCTAATACAAGCATCAATATATGTAGCACCACATTGTATAGCTACTATTGAGTTATGTATAGCATAATTTAAGTTATTATGGGCATGAAAACCTACAGGTATATCTAATACATCTACTAATAAACCAATTCTTTCTTCAACATCTTCAGGCAAATAAGTTCCAGTTGAATCCATTATAACAACTGCTTGTGCTCCGTAATCTCGCATTATTTGAGCATTATCAAGTAATTCATCTGTGGTAGCTAAAGCAGTCATCATTAACACCCCAATTACTTCTTTATTAGTTTTACTTAAATAATCAATATGTGATTTACTTAAAGTACCCTCAGTACAATGAGTTGCAACTCTAAAAACATCAACACCTAAATCTATAGCAGGTTTAATATCTTTTTCTATAGTAGCTATACCTGGTATTGTATGAACTCCTAATTTAGAATTAGGTAGGTTTATTCTAGCTGCATTCAATATTTGGCGATCATTATAGGTAGATTCACCAATTAATAAAGATGAAGCACCTAAACCATTACCATGTCCTACTTCTACAATAGGAATACCTGCACTATCAGCTGCTTGACAATATCTTTTAATACTATCTAAACTAATAGTATGTTTTACACTATGGTTTCCATCTCTTAAAGATGAATCTGTGATTATAATATTACTCATAATAAATTTTTACTTATTTCAATCGCAGCACAATTAATAATATCTAAATTACCAGCATATTCAGGTAAATAATCTCCTGTACCTTTAACTTTTATACTTAAAACTAAAACATCATCATTAATAGTAGGGGGCATCACTAATTCATAATATGGAATATATTCTTGTAAGCGTTCTATAGTTTTATATATATCTTTATTTAAATTAGAAAAATTAATATTGGATGCTTTAATAAATAAAGTTGTTTGCATATCAACCTGAGGGATAGCAGGGTTAAGGTTAAGCATTACTTTAACATTATTACAACCAGTAAATTTAGTTATAGCACGTTCTGTAGTATTAATATAATTATCAATATTTAGTCTAGTAGCCATACCAGCACTATCTGAGGCTATTTGAGATACTACTTCAATATATTCTAGATCACAATGTTTAGAAACTACATGTAGTAGAGGTGTTGAGGCTTGACCACCACAAGTAATCATATTTACGTTAGAATCCGTTATAATAGCATTAGGATTAATAGTAGGTACACATAAAGTTCCTACTTTGGCAGGTGTTAAATCTATTACTATTACACCAAGTTTAGCAAATATTTCAGCATGTTTTTTAGCATCATCAGCACTTGTACAATCATATACTACATCTACACCATGCCAACCATCCCAATCAATACCCTTATCAGTTACAGGTATGCCTTTTTTTTGAGCTATTTTAATTCCGTTAGATGACATTCTTCTACCTGCAAATATAACAGGTTTAATAAAGTCCCATTTTAACATTTTAAGTAGTAAATCTGTACCTATGTTTCCGGTACCTATAATTCCTGCTTTTATCATCTTTTTATTTGATCTGATTTGTTGCTTAATTTTACTATCATACTTTCTTCTAGTTTTTTTCTAGACACTAAAGGAGACATTTCCTCAATAGGTGGAGCAAGTATTGTATTGTCTTCTTTTTTTACACCTTTTACTTTAGGTAAAAACCCTTGTTCAGGATCCATAAATACTTCTAATACAGCAGGCCCATCATGATTTAAAAATGTACTAAGAGCATTATCTATATCTTTATTATCTTTTAAACTAAAATAGTCATAACCAAAAGCAGGAAGTAATTTACTAAAATTAGGTAAACCAATCCCTGTATTTTTATCTACACTTACATAGTCACCTTTGAACAACATTTTTTGAGTATGTTTAATCATAAGATAACCATCATTATTGAATATAATAACTTTTACATTTAAACCATTTTCAATTATAGTATGTAATTCTTGTAAATTCATCATTATACCCCCATCACAATTAAGACATAAAACATCTCTATTAGGACAAGCTATAGCAGCACCTAAAGCACCAGCTACACCATAACCCATCTCACCTAAACCCAAAGATGTAAACATGGTTTGATTAGGCTTTAACTTTATAGCTTGGTGACCACTTAATAAAGCAGTTCCCATATCGGTTACTAGAATATGATCATCTTTTAAATGGTTAGATAATTTATCCATAAACTGGTATGAATTAGTGTAATTATCTTTATGATCATGTTCTTTGTCAATCCAAGGGTATTGTGTTTTTATATTATTACAATATTTTTCCCAATCGGAATTTAAGGGGTTGATTGAATTAATATTATTTAATAAACTATCTAACACATCACTACAGTCCGCCCTAAAATATTTTTCAATTTTATCTAAAGGATATTGGGGTATATCAATATCAACAACTATAATTTTACCTTCTCGTATAAATTGATCAAAATCATATCCAGTTTGAGGTAAAGCTAATCTACTACCTAATACAATTAATAAATCACAATTTTGAACAATAAAATTAGATGCACGTTGTCCATATAAACCAAACCTTCCATAAAAATTAGGATTATCATTTTCTAATAAATCAATCCCTGACCAAGTTAATGTAGTTGGAATACCTGTTTTATTGATAAATTCTTTAAATTTATCTTTTGAATTTGATAATCTAATACCATGTCCACCTAATACTAAGGGTCTAGATGAAGCATTTATTTGTTCAATTATATATTGAATTTCATCTCCTATTAAAGTAGAAGATTGTTTTTTAAAGGGTAACCAAGGTCTAGGTAGAGTTTTTTTAGATTGGGTATCAAAAGGGATATCTAGTAATACAGGTCCTTTTCTACCTTGGTTGCTTAATTGGTAACATTTTTCTAATTCAGTTTGAATGTCGTTTTCATCAAGTAAACAATGAGAATATTTTGTTACATCTTCAACCATCTTAGCTATATTAAAACCCTGTGTTCCATACATTCTAAGATGTTCTTGTGATTTTATATGGTGAGATTGTTCATTACCTGATATGATCATTCCTGGGATTGAATCTGCCCAGTTACTAACTATGCCGGTTACAGCATTTGAAGCACCTCCTCCTGCTGTTACAATTGCAGCAGATAATTTACCTGATGTTCTATAGTAAGCACCCATTGCCATTACAGCAGCTTGTTCATGGTGTGTATTGATGATTCTTGTATAACCTAATTTATTAATTGAATCAAAAATGTGTGAATTAGCAGAACCTATAATTCCGAATACAACCTTAATTTTTTTTTCTTTTAAAAATTTAGCTACTAAATCACTAACTTTTACCATATAAAGTTTTCTTTATAATATTCAACTATAGCAGGTAATTCTTTATCGAATACTGCCTTTGGTTCCCATCCTAATGCTCTTAATTTGTCGTCATTTAAAGCATATCTTACATCTTGTCCTTGTCTAGAATAAGATAAATCCAAATATTTAACACTTACATTTTGTTTATAATGTGGAAATTCTTCCTCAAGTGTTATATCTTTAGGATGCATTAATCTAATAATCTTACTTACGGTATCAAAATTACTTTGCTCATAACCTCCACAAATGTTATAAATCTCATTTTTCATACCTGCTTCAATAATTTTAATTACTGCTTCAGCTGTATCACTAGCATGTAACCAATTTCGAATAGGTGTTCCATCATTATGTAATGGTATTCTTTTATCTAAAGTAAGATATTTAATTGACTTTGGTATTAGTTTTTCTACATATTGGCCAATACCGTAATTATTAGTTGGTCTAAGAATTATATAAGGTAAATCATAAGTTCTACTCCAAGCTGTAATTAATTGGTCAGCGGCTGCTTTAGTAGCTGAGTATGGATTAGATGGTTTTAATATATCTGTTTCAATATGTTCTCCTTTTGTAATGTCACCATACACTTCATCAGTTGAAAAATGTAATAAAGTTGGTTTTTTGCCATTTTCTGCTCTATAATTTCTAATTAATTCAAGTAAATTATGTACACCATTTATATTTGAATGTATAAAATCTTCACTTTTAACTATGGAATTACCAACGTGGGTTTCGGCAGCAGTATTAATTATATAGTCACACTCATACAAAAAGTCTAAATCGTTTATATCGCTTCTTTCAAATGAAAAACGAGGGTGTTCTAGGAATTCATCATATGCATCTTCAAAGTAAGCATATGTCATTTTATCAACACCATAAACGTGCCAACCTTTTTCTAAACATGCTCTAGTTACATAACTACCAATGAATCCAAATGCACCTGTTACATATACTGTTTTTATACTACTCATATCTGTTCCAAAAAAATTCTTCTATACAATCGCAAACATAATCAACATCTTCTATAGTCATTCCATGATGGGCACCTAAGAGAAACCCGTTCCTCATTACTTCATCTGCTACCTTAAATGGTCGTAAATATTCTCTGTATGCTGGATGTCTAGTAACATTTCCAGCAAAAGTAACTCTTGTTTGTATGTTTCGTTTTTCTAAAAATGTTAATAACTCTAACCTACGTTCTGTTTGTAGTGGAATGGCTAACCAATTAGGTTTTCTACTATCATCTGGTAGAATTATTTCATTGATAATAGATAAACGTTCTAAATAACGTTCTATATTTTTACGTCTTATGTCTTTATATGTTTGAAATTTTTCTAATTGGACTAAACCAAAGGCTGCTGATGCTTCAGTGCACTTCATATTATAACCTAATACACCATATAAAAATTTATAGTCATAAGGTATCCCATCTACATCGTGTGCAAATCGTTCATCCATATTTTCACTATTATCCCCAATACGCCCCCAATCACGATACATTAAAGCACGTTTTTTATGCTTTTCGTCATTAAACATTACCATACCACCCATTCCACCTGCTGTAATAACGTGTGAGGCATAAAAACTAGTAGTTGATATATCTGTAGAAGGTGTGTTAGTGATTGTGTCTGCTGAATCTTCAATTATATAGATATCTTCTCTACCAAGACGCTTTAATTCACTACGTAATCCTTCCCAATCAGGGACATTACCTATTAAATTAGGTATCATAATTGCTTTAGTGTATTTACTAATAGCGTGTATAATTGTAGATACACTAGGTACATAAGTTGTTGATTCACTGTCTATAAATTTAGGTTTATAACCTAATTGTAGTATAGGAGCTAATGTAGTAGAAAATGTGAGTGCAGGTGTAATTACCTCACTACCTTTTTCTAAATCCAATGACGCTAATGCTAATAAACAGGCTGATGAACCTGAATTGACAAATACGCCGTACTTTTTGCCAAATTCTTTAGCAATTTTTTCTTCAAATTCAGTAGTATAAGGCCCAAACCCAGCTAACCAACCATCTCGGAGTGCTTTTTCTACTGCTTTAATTTCTTCCTCACCATAAGATTCAAACTTATTGGGAGCATACCAAACTTTTTTTCTCATATGTTCTAAATGTATATAAAGGATTATGCTTAGACAAGGTATTTTTAATCCAATTTACATCGATTGAATATTTGTCTATATCATCTATTATTATAACATGATCATTACGTTCATGTTTCATTATTGCTTCTATTTCTAACTTATAAGGGCTACTATGTTCATGGGCATCAATCCAAAACATTGCTTTACCATTTACCCATTCCTGTATTAATTTTTCAATATTGTCTTCAGTTCTACCTAGAAATAATTTTATTTGATCCCAAGCATCTAATGGTTGGAATCGTTGCATGCAATAATCATAAAAGCGTTCTTGTATTTCTATAGATACAATTCTTTCAAAACCTAAATCATAAGCTGATTGTACAGCAGTACCTATATGTGTTCCTGTTTCAAAAAACACGGTGCAATCTGATTTGTATTTTTTAAATAAGTATTCCATTTTCGGTAAATACTTTAGTTATATAATCAACTATATTTTGTTCATAATCAACATATTTTAAAGCTGTTTGATAGTTTTCTTCTATAGCTTCCTGGTAATGTGTATATGTAGTTTCATCAAAACTGTTAAGAGTAAAAACCATATCATCTACATTACTACATTCAAATATCCCATAAGGATTAAAAAAATCACTTATATTAGAACAACCCCAATATACAGGGATAGTTTTTAATAAAAATAAATCTAATATTTTTTCTGTAAAATATCCTCTATGTTGGGTATTTTCAATTGCTATTCCAAATTGACTTTGAGCAAACACATCTACTTTGCCTATACGGGCATCCTCAATATTATTTCTATCACCATAAGTGTGATGGAATACTTTGTCTATTTTTATTTCATTTTGTCTAGCTAATAATTCGTGACGTAAACTATGTCCATATGTTTTTTGTAGTTTACCTGCTAAATGAGATACTTGGAATTTTTTATCATATGATTTATTCCAAATATGAGGTGTAAACCAAGTATGTCCAAAAGCTAAAAACGCAGCATTATCACAATTATTTAAAACCTTGTCATCCCAAGTTAAAATTAAAGAAAATAAGTGTTGGTTTTTAATTGCCCAATCGTGTAACCCAAAATACTCGTTAGGTTCCTGTAATACTAAAATGTTTAAATCAGTTAATTCATCAGCTGATTGGGGTATATCATCTACAAATAATGTAAAGTCAACATCCTTAAGATGTTCCATTTTGGATTCAAATACTTTAGCATCAAAATGTTTAATTTTTAATCTCATAAGATCCCCATCCAATACTCAATCATTTCATCAATCATTGTCTCGAATGTATAATTAGGTTTCCAACCTAATTTTCTTAATTTAGTAGAATCACCCTTTAAATCTTCTAATTCTTCAGGACGTAAAAATTTAGGATCTTGTGTAACGTATTGTTTCCAATCTAAATCTAATTTACCAAATGTATATGCAACTAGGTCTTCTACAGAGTGGGATACACCCGTAGAACATACAAAATTATCTGGTTTATCTTGTTGTAACATTAACCACATGGCTTTAACATAGTCTTTAGCATGCCCCCAATCACGGGTAGCATTTAAATTACCTAATGCTAAACTATCTTTTAAACCTTTTTTAATCATTACAGCACCCTTAACTACTTTATTTGTTACAAAATTAGTACCTCGTCTTGGTGATTCATGATTAAATAAAATCCCATTTGATATAAACATGCCATAAGAGTTCTTATAGTTGTTACAAATATTATATGAATATACTTTAGCACATCCATAAGGTGATACTGGGGATAAGGGGGTGGTTTCTCGTTGGAATCCGTCTTCATCTATGTTATTACCAAACATTTCACTACTTGATGCTTGATACATTTTAACATCAGGTTTAGTTAGACGGATCGCCTCCAGTAAATTAAGCGTACCTACGCCAGTAGCTTGTGCTGTATAAATGGGTTGGTCAAATGAAATTCGAACGTGACTTTGCGCTGCTAAATTGTAAATTTCGTCAGGTTGACATTGTTGGATAACAGAAATTAATGATGCTAAATCAGTTAAATCGGCATATTGTAATTTACCTAATAATTGAGGATATATATCATCTAATCTAGATGTTTGGTTTTCAGCTACAGAATTACGTTTTACTGTACCCCATACTTCGTATCCTTTTTCTAATAAAAATTCGGCTAAATAAGAGCCATCTTGACCATTTATACCTGTTATAAGTGCAACTTTATTTTCTGGCATCTTCGTAATTTTCTTTAAACCAATTAACTGTTTCTTTTATTCCTTGTTCAAACGGGGTGTATTCAAAATCAGGTAATAATTCCTTAATTGTGGAATTATCAGAAGGTTTTCTTAATTGTCCATCAGGTTTGGTTTTATCAAATTTGACTTTACCTTTAAATTTGAATTCATCAACTAGTAAACCAACTAAATCTTTAATTGATATTTCTTCATCACCACTTACAATTAAAGGTTCTATACCTTCATAATTAAATAAAGCCCATTCTGCTATTTTAGCTATATCCTTTGAATATATGAATTCTCTTAATGGTTTCCCACTACCCCATACAGTAAAGTCTGTTTTATTTTTCTTAGCTAAATATAATTTATGAATTAACATAGGCATTACATGACCATGATCTAAATTAAAATTATCATTAGGACCATAAATGTTTGAAGGTATAATTGAAGTATAATTTAACCCATATTGTTCACGGTATGCTCTGATTTGAACATCGGCCATTCGTTTAGCATAAGCATATGGGTAATTTGATTCGTGTGGTTCTCCTAAATGTATTTGATCTACGGTAAGTGGATATTTTACATTATCTGGGAATACACAAGTAGATAAAAATGCTACTAGATTTTTAGTACCAGCTTGTCTAGCGGCCTCAATAACATTAGTATTAATCGTTATGTTATCATAAAAGTACTCGCCTTTATAATTTGAATTACCCCCAATACCTCCTACTTTACCAGCACAATGAATTACTCCTTCAGGTCTAATTGCTTTAAATAAACTATTTGTTTGTCTGGGGTTAGTTAAATCACAGTATTCACGTGTTAATTTAATTGGAGATTCCATTGCCGAACCTACCATTCCCCCACCTCCTGTTATTAATACTTTTTTTTCCATAACTGTTTAATTTAATTTATAATGTTGAGTAAAACGCATTTTGTGCTCTTTGCCTATCTATATCTTTTATATGGTATAAAGCATACGAATCATCTTCAGATGGTAATTCAGCATATGTTTTCCATCCTACTATTTTTTCATGAACTTTATTTACCCATTTAATTTCAGGTTTATTTCTAAAGATTCGATGTTGGTTATCAGGCCAATTTATCCAACCATGTTGGTTTACTCTCCAATGCCATTGAATAACATCATTTTGTTCTAAACCCTTAACAATATTGACACGAGGCACAGCTATTAAATCAATTTCTTCATTAACTTCTAATACCTGGTGTAGGATTGTACAAAATGTTTCACTTAATGTCTCATCTGCGTCGATTTGAAATACCCATTCTTTAGTACAATAATTTTTACCATTATTTTTGAATGAAGCAAAATCTCCATTTAAATCAAAGTGACATTTTTTAATTTCAAATTTATCTTTATTTTTAATAATAAATTCATCCACTAAAGTAATTACTTCAATTGTTGCTTTGTTATCTAATTGAATAACTAATTCATCAGTATAACTCATAACTTGAGTTAATTGTGCTAAAAGACGTTTTAAATCTTCATATTCGTTATAGGCTGTTATAAAAAAGGATATCATATTATTTTTCAAAAAAGTTAATGTAATCTAGTGCTTCTATAAAATCCCCTTGTTTGTACTCTTTTAAAGTAGTCATATCAGTTTTATACTTATAGGATTTATTGGTACCAGGGATTTTAAACTTTTTTTGTTCTTCTTTTGATACTTCTTTTACTTTAACTCCAGCCCACACCCAATCTTCATAGTTAGTACCTTTAGCAAATACCGTACCTTTATCTTCTATGTTAATTGTAATAGGATACCAAATACGACCTGAACCATCATCAACTTTAATATCTTTATATAGTTCTGGAAGTGTTTCTTCATATTGATCAAAATCAAATTCTCCAGCAATCATTAAATCATTAGAGGTAAAACCACAACCAAAACAAAAATAATTTTTGGCTGTTGCATTTAATTGTGTAGTGTAAGCTGCGTCACCTCCACATTTAGGGCAGATTTCTAAATTATCTTTATTCATTTTTTTTAGGTAATGAAATTTTCTTAATATTAGGTAGTTTTATTTCTACTTTTTTAGGAGCATGTTTATCCATAATTTCTTCTATTTTATCAACCATTTGATTAAACGAAAAATTAGTTTTACAATAATATCCTAAACGTTTTCCTCTTTCTGCGTATCCTTTATAACCATTAACATAATCCTTCATTAATAATGAAGTATAATTTATATCAGGTGAAAACCATTTGGATTCTTTTAATATTAATCTATCCTGGACTACTTCAGGGTGGACTTGTTTTAATTCTCCGGGAACTAAGTTAGCAAATTCTTTATTTAAAAAATCTAAATGTCCACTCCAATTTGAAGCTATAATTGGTTTTTTACTTTGAGTAAATTCTAATAAAGGTCTACCAAATCCTTCTCCTTTAGTTAAATTAACCATTGCTTTAACTTTAGGGTGGTTATATAAATGATTTACATCTTCATCTTCAACTTCACCATGTAATAGATAGATATTAGGTAATTTACCATTTACAGTTTTTCTAATAGCATCTATTTTTTTAAGGATTTCATCTCGATCCATAATTGAAGCAGGACCTCTCATTGTTTTTAAAATTAAAGCAGGAGCACCTTTTTTATTTTTAAATGTTTCTAAAAATGTTTTTATTAATAATCCGGTATTTTTTCTATCTTCACCTATGGGACCTTGTAACCAATGACCTACAAATAAAAAACAAAACTGTTCATCTATAGTATTTAAAGTTTTTACTAATTCAGTTTGAGGTAAATCTTTAGGTTCAATATAAAAATATTTTTCTAAATCAACTCCTTCAAATAAAACATCAACAGGGGTTTCTAAACTTAAAGTACCTACAGTATTACCCGCTTGATCTTTTTTATCGTAATTAGTATTTTTAAAAACATTTATTGTATGTTCAGAGGATCCTAAAATTAAATCCATTCTATTACATCCCTCTAAAAATCTAGCATCACAAATATCAGTTTCAATACCGGCTGTAATACCAATATTAAATTTACCTATTTTTTGAAATTCATCAGGGACTGAGATCATTATCTAAACATCAGGTTGTCTTTGTAATTGTGGTGGGATTATAGCATCTAGAAGTTTTTTGTCTTCAGGATTGTTTTCATTTAAAAAACCATAAGGGGTATTACCCCATCTTTGAGATATAATTTTTACATCATATTTTTCAGATTTCATTATTGCCCGAACTACATCGCGACTTCTACTCCCATAACCACTATATGTGTCAATAGGACAACTTACTACTACAAAAGGTTTACTCATAACTAATATATTAACTTGTGACGTAATTCTTTAACTGGTAGATTATTATCAACTTTTATAAAGTTAAAATTTCTACGAGGTTTAAATTCATTTATAGACTGATCAAGGTATTTTATCATATTTTCATTCATCTTTCTTGATGAAGCCATTGATTCATCTGATGTAACCCATTCACGTCCTGCTAGTCCATTTTCTTTAAGTTCTTTTTTAGACATATTAAAAGAAGTCATTAATCCATCAGCTAAATCCTCTATATCAACATGATCATCATAAATGTAGGGAGTTTTAGGTGAACCAACTATTGCTCTAGTTTTTGGAAAAACAGGTATAGCCCATTTACCATGTTTTTTATATGTACCTCTGTGGTTAGATGGAAAATCAGAATTAAATGTTATCCAATTACCGTTTTCATCTTCAAAACGCATTTGATCTTGCATACCACCTGTAACTGTAGCCATAATCATGGTACCAGCCATCATTGATTCTGTTAATGCTAACCCCCATCCTTCAGCATTAGAGGGTAATACAGTAGTATCAGCTATATTATACAAATAATTCATAGCTTGAACGGATAGTTTTCCATTAGAAAATCTTACACTTGGATCTTCTCCTAGAAATAAATCACGTACAGCATATAAATCGGTACCATTATCATCTATAGGTTGAGTGTGTAATACTAAAGCTACTGTATCTTTTTTATCTTCAGGTAATTTATTTTTAAATAAACTATAAGCTGCTAATAAACCAGAAACATTTTTTCTTCTAATATTTCTTGAATTAAAGAAAAATACATGGTCATATTCTTTATCACCAAAAACTTGTTTTTTAGCTTTTAGTAATTCTGGGTATTGTTCATGGTCTTTGGGAACCGGGAAAAATTGGTCTTCATTAATACCATGGGGTACGTATTCTATAATTTTATCTTTAGCTTTATCTCCTAATACTATTTCATTAATATTTTTAGTTTGTTTAGAAATAGCAAGCAATGTATCACATGATTCATAATAAGACTTATTATACATAGGAGCTGGGTAGTTATCCCAAATATTTAAGTATACCATAGGAATCTTGGTTCTTATTTCATTTTCTATTTGAAATAACCATTCCCAATATCTAGGATCCGTAAAGAAAAGTATAGCATCTGGTTTTTCTGTTTTAAGCATATGTCTGATTAGCATAGAATCTCCATATCCATTTTGAGGATATAGAAATACAGAAGCATCAGGAATCCCTGCTCTATTTCCGGAATCTTGACTTAAATCAATCTTTTTCCCTACTTCGGGGTGATTAATAGCAGCACCAATATTAATCCAATTATAACGGTGGGAAGTACCTAATACTATTTCTCTTGCCATTGTGGCAACCCCTGAGTGCATGCGAATATCATCACATAAGAACAATATGGTTTTACGTTGTTCTTTAGGTAAATAACCTTCTTTCATAAAACTTTATTTAATCTAAATTTAAATTTGTTTGATTGTGAATTTGTTTTCTAAATTCTTCATTTGTAAGATACAAATAAAGAGACCGATCTGCAAGTTTTTGTAGTGAGAATTTTGTTTTAACACATTCAATTTTAAAATCATCGAACAAGTGTCTGTGTACCTTTACACTTGTTAATTGTAACTTTTCCTTATTATTCATAACGTTATATTATTTGTATATAAATATATAGGGAGTATATTTTTTGTTAGAAACTAAAGAATTTTTCTTCAGGTGCTAACGCCGCTCCGCATAATTTTCTATCTTTTCCAAACTCACACCAGTCACAAGGTTTATCTATTTTTTTATCAAATTCTTTATCAATTGGATTGCCTTCTGGGGTGTAACATTCACGGATAAATTCTGTAAAATCTTCTTTAGCTCTTTTTAATCTTAATTTATTATCTACAGGTTTAAAATTTTGAACACGGTAAGCTTGATGAGGTGACATTAACTTTTCATCATCAAAGTCTAATACTTTACGTTTTACAATATAAAATTCTACTTCTATTTTATTTAAGGGAACCTTAAACAACTCAGAATAATATTGTTTATACAAATATAATTGTTGATGTTTTATTTCATCACCTTTTTCCCATTTACTCCATCCCTTAGTAGACGTTTTAATATCAAATATAGTATATTTTTCACTTCGCTTATCATAGATAATTAAATCTACATAACCCATATACTTAATATTAGGTCTTTCTTTAATAGGTTGTAAAATTAAGGGTACTTCTATACCTTTTAACTCTTGTCTACGAGGTGAAAAATACATTCTACGTCCTCGTTTATGCTTTTTAAACCAATTTAAGATAGCAACACCATCAAAATAAAATTCTTGTAGTTCTTCTTGTGTAGCAAAATGACCATGTTTTTTCTTATACTTACTATATTCTTTAATCATTTTATCTTTAAAGAATTGTTCTAAGTTAATTTCATCAGCAGTTTTTGCTGTTGAATCAAACATAGTTTGTAAGTAATGTTGTAATGCCTCATGCATAGCAGTTCCAAAAACAAAATGCATATTTGGCTTAACGTCTCTATGACCCTTTACATACTGCAAATACCACTTATGAGGGCAAGACTTAAAAGTAGAGTATTGCGAGAATGATACAACCTTATCTTTAGCGTAGTTTATTTCCAACCTCTGATTTTAATCGTTCAATATACAATGTTGCATCCATCAATTCTTCTTGAAGATGGTTTAGCCACTCTTGTAAATTTAAGTCTTCACGTTCTAATGTTGTATTATATTTTTTAATACCAGTTTGAGAACGTTGTTCAAATTTGTTTTTTACTGATTGGACATGTTTGTCTTTAGGTTCAACTACTGTATAATTGGGGTAACTTTCAGGAGTTATTTTTACTTCTTTACTTTCTTTATATTTTTTTACTGAATCTCCCATTTATTTATTGTTGATATTGTTTATTTTTTAATCTTAATTCTAGACGCTTTATTTCTTCTTCTATACTTTGCTTTGTTTGTAGGTTTATATTAAACCATCCTGTTATAAGGTATTTTGCTTTATTTAAAGGAGGGTTACCTCTATGTAAATGGGTATAAGAAGCAGGAAATAAACATAATAAACCCTTTTTAGGGGATACTCTCATATGATGGTCAAGAAATTCAGTTTCTCCTCCTTCCTTTATATTATTTAAATACACAGTGTATACTACAGCTCTAGAAGGGGTTTTAGGTGAAAGTTCAGAGTGCCATATATGATACCCTCCTCCAGGGATTGTTTTTTGGATTTTTATACCTTCTAAATAAAGGGGTATATTTTTTATTCCAGGATATATTTTTGGGTATTCTTGATGTAAAAGATAATCAAGGCGATGATGAAAATTTTTAAACAGTTCATGATCAGATTTAGTTAAAAGATCCAGGTTATGGCTATAACTAAAAGCATCATCCTTTTTTAATAGAGGACTTATACCTTCTGATTCTTGTCTATTATAAGTTCTAGATTTATTAAAAATTTTAATAAATTGTTTACATTCTTTTTTGCTTAAAAAATTTTCATACGTACTAATAAATTTTTTATGTGTAGATTTAAGATTTTTAATTTCTTCAGCAAAAGGTGGGATCTTATCCATTTAATTGTTTCTCTTTAACAGTAAAAAAATATTTACTTAATGTATTTAATCTATCTTCAGCATCTACTAACATTACAAGGGCTTCTTCAGCATTTTTATAGAAATCTTCAGTAGAATGATCCCCAATTCCAACAGCATTATTACCTAATAACTCAAGAGATAATAGTGCTTTAGCTCGATCTGCTTGTGCAGAGGTTTCTAACATTTTGTATAATTCTTTTGTCATTTTAATAATTTTTTAATTTGTTTTTCATCTATACCTATCTGTAAAAGTAAACTTTTTAAATCACTTTCTTTAAAAAATTCCCAATTATCTTTAATTTCACGAGTACTAATTTCAAAATATTTGGATAATATAATAAGGAGTTCTTTATTAGGCACATAACTTTTAGATTTTATGTACCTAAAAAATTCTTTCTTTTTTGGTAAAGTAGAACAATAAAATTGATATATAAGACGTTTATCTATAGCATACTTTTGTATTGTATCTGCTAGATCAATATATTCCTCTTTCATCGATATAAAACGATGAACCATAAAAGGGTTGAATAGATCCTTTTCTTGTTGAGAGAAAAAGAACCATTCCCTTTTATTATAGGTTATTTCATCTAACCAACCAAATATATTATTTATATTCTTCTCGGATTTCACGTGGAATCGTTTCGTCTAAAATTTCTTTAGTTTCTGGATCATAAAATACTGGAATTGGGACTAGAGCATCATCTGATGTTCCTGTGACAAATTTAGATACTTTTCTAAGTATTACTCCTTGTTGCCAAATTTTACCTCCTGAAGGTGTGTCAATTGCTGTTGTTTTGGATAGATCCAAATTCATTTGTGGTTGTTCCATTAGAATGGTTTTAATAAATTAGCGATACAAGACATAAAGGTAATCTCTTTATCCGGGGCCATTACGGATTGATACTGTGATTCGGCAATGATAATTGTACCTAACACAGGATTATGAAATGTATCTATGTTTTCGAATAAGGCCCTATATAATTCGTTATAATCTCTAATATTTGAATCAGCAACTAATTGTCGTATTTGATTAAATGCTTTACCATCATTAGATTTAATTAGATCAATGATTTGATCTGTATATTGTTTTTGGTTAACAATCTCTTTATTTAATTGTAAAAATGTACCTGCAGGTTCTGATATAATACAAGATTGTAGTAAATTTAATGTTTTACGAATATCAGGATAGGTTTTATTTACAATAGCAACTATATCATCAGTTGAGCGATTACAAGCAACTTCATCTAAAATTTGTACACAACGTTTTGCTACTTCTGATTTAGATGGAGGTAATACTTCAAATACTGATGTTCTAGATTGTATAGGATCAATTACACGTTCAACATAATTACAAGTAAATATAAAGCGAGTTGTTTTAGAAAACGTTTCAATAACGTTGCGTAAAGCAGCTTGTGCGTTTATGGTTAAAAAATCAGCTTCATCCATGATAACCACCTTTAAAGCGCGGAATGTCGCGGCGGATGCGAACGATTTTACCTTTTCTCTAATTGTTTCTATACCATTTTCATCAGAACAATTGATATAGATGTGGTCACAATCTAGATTAGCTACAATTAGTTTAGCAGCAGTAGTTTT